TTGGAGTCATTCTTACCATCGCCTTCGCCTTCTCAGACCACGCATGCATGACCAGTGGGCTTAATCCTTTAATAGCTATTTGAAATCTACTAATTTTAAAGGGTGTGATTTTTATTTGTGCTTGAGTCAATTCACTCATTTCTATTTTCTCCAGTTAAGTGTGGCCGATGCGATGTACACCATCCATGAAAAAATAGAGGGGGAGCGTGCATCGCTCACAGACGCGGCCACTCGCCTGAAAGGTAGTTCCCCCTCCATTAGATTATTGCCAGTTCGTTGGTTGATTGGCAACTGGTTGTTGAGGCTGCGCCTGTGGTTGAGGCTGCGCCTGAACCTGTGGCTGAACCGGAGCCTGCATTTGTGGTGCAGGTTGCATCGGTGCCTGGGGTTGAGGCTGTGCCGGAGCCTGAACTTGTGGAGTCAGAAACGACTTCACTTTGTTCTTGTCTGCATAGCCACCAGTTCCAGCTTCAATGCCTATGTTTGCCTGTGTCGGACGATTCATCGCCTGACTCAGTGACTGAGCATTGAGTGGCACATTGTCCACATCAATCCCTGTGCCCCTCATGAAAGACTTGAGCCTTCCAATCGCCACGTTAGGATTGTTCCCAGTCAGTACAAAAGTCTCAAAGATCCTACGGTTCTCATGGGTGGGACCGTTGATCTTGAACTGAATGTCAACACCTTGGTTGCCTGAATTGTAAGTAGTCTCTTTGAAAGAAACGCCCTCGATAGTGTACTGCCCTTCAGGAATGGGAGAGAAATCACCTTGTGATGATTCATCTACGCCACTCCAGTCTACGCCTTGATCTAATATACCCATAGTCACTTAGCTCCTTTTGCTTTAGGTGTGGGTTGTGGTTGTTGTTGAGGAGCCATCGCACCAAGGTAAGCTTGGATAAACGCACTCCACTCGAAATCAATTTTTTGAGGTAGATCAACTCTGCTCTTTGCGTCATACCCTGCTGCGAACTTGGTGTATAAAGCACGGTTGCCGTAGCTGACACCACGATTCTTACTGCCGTCCTTCTGTATGTTCACTTCAAAGTTTGCAAAGAGATTGAAATCTACCCAGTCTTTGATGAGTGAGTTGACGCTCTTGTGGCATCGCATCTCCCATCGGTCATACGGCTCATGAATTGCATCATTGAACGGCTTCACTGCGACATGAGACAAGAGAATGATGTTCATATTCCTTGCCTTATGACAGGCCTGAAAGCCATTGAGTAGATGCACCCAGAGTTCTCGCACTGCAGTGTATCCCTTTCCATAACCAGGTGTCTCGATAGAGTCCCAGTTGTTCTTCTCACAGACATGTTGCTCTGCAAGAAGAGAGGCGGCATCCGTGGTGTCAAGACACAAAGTCTTGTAGGGATGTTCTTCGTTGGCTAGAGACTTGGTTTGCTCTAAAAGATCCTGCCAAGTGTCAGCCTTGGGAAAACGAGCAGCTTCTAAAAAACCCAGCCCATCTTCCGCCTGCAAGAAGATCACATCGTCAGCTTTGCTGGCGAAGGTAGACTTACCGATGCCATCAGTGCCTTGGATGTTTAGCCTCATGGGGGGATAACCTTGTGGTCCAGTAACCACGTTCTGTGTCGTAACTTGTTGAAGCAGCGACATTATTTCTCCTCCTTTATGTGAACGGATTTGATCGAAGGCTTGCCTAGTTCGACCGACAACGCAGATCCAATCCTTTCAGCCTCAGAAGGATTCTGAGTAGACCAAGAGTCATACTTGCGTTGATCGACCTTATAGACAGTGCTTCGGGTTAAGAAAGAAGGGAGGGTGTCATCCGCTTGCTGATAAAAGAACGTGTGTAAAGCGTCCTGGTCCCAGTTATATGTGCGTTTGATTTCGAGGGTGAGGTTGTCCATCTTCCTCTGCCCACCTTCATTTCGGATTGGCGCAATTCCATCTTGCGCTTCTTTGGTTTCTAGAATTTGGCGCTTGAGTTTGTTAATCGTAACTTTTAAACTCGATGCCATATCTTGATGCGTTTGTAACGCGACTACTAGTTCATCAAAAGTCATAGACTTCTCCTTTCCTTTCCTTTCCTCTTCTCTACAAAGCCAATACTGAACCCATGTAAAACTAATGTCAACACTTTTTTAAAAAAAGTTTTGAAAAATATTTTTATACTCTATATAGTATGTTGTAACTAACTAGCAGAGAGAATCATGGAAGTTAAGATCGAGAAAGACATTCCCATCAGGGGAAGTTTTCGTAGCCAGAACAATAAGTGGAGAGAAGTTCTTGAGGAGATGGACGTTGGAGATTCCTTTTTGATTGATGAGGGCGATGACGATAACAGAGCTCAGTATCAGAACATCCGCAACCAAGCGAAGATGTTGGAGATGAAAATCAAGGGGGTCAAGGAAGATGAGCATCACCGAAGAATCTATCGGGTCGAGTGAGATAAAACTTTTCCAACCTGAGTTCAGTGGTGCATCAATCAGCTTTGAGCAAAAGGGAGATTGGCTACACGAGCTATGGGAGTATGGTGTTCACATCATTCCATGTGGCAGTCCGTCTGATATTGTTCCTCAATATTTCAGGAAGCGACATCCGTTTGATGATGAGCTAGAGCTCAAAGCCAAGTGGGCTAAGACACCACGAGTGAACTGGGCTCATTACCAACGCACTCAGCCATCGGATACGGAGATCACAAGCTGGCACCATGAGTTCCCAAATGCCAACTGGGCAGCGATAACTGGAATCAACTTTGCAGTCATTGACGCAGACAGTGAAGAGGCGATGAACTGGATCAGGGCAGGTAGTATCACAAGATCTCCATTGACCCAACGCACCCCAAGAGGGGGAGAGCATTACTTCTATAGCATATCTCAGCATGAAGTCAGGACTGGTGCAGGTAAGAACAAAATTGATACCAGGGGAGTGGGTGGCTACGTTATGGTCGCACCGTCCTTGGGCTACACAATGCACTGCGAACAAGCTTTTGGCATCGGCAGTATGGAAGACCTGCCCTCGCTCACCGAATCAGATATACAAAACATCTCAATGTTCAACAGTGGTGGCGAAGTTGAGCCATCTATTCGGGAGAAGCTGACTGAAGAAGCGGCCAAGGAAGGCGGACGTAATGACAAGCTGGCAAGGCTGGTCGGTAAGTGGATCAAAGAAGGCTGGGGCATGCGAGAGATCCTGATCAAGGCGCAGGATTGGAATCAAACTTGTGATCCTCCCTTGTCTATTGTGGAGACAGCAACCACTACACTCAGCATCGCGCAGGGACACATCAAGAGACACCCAGAAGACATTGATGCAGGCGTAAACGAATGGAAGACCAGCGAGTGGCAGACTCAGATCAGTGAGGATCTCAAACAGATTCAAGACCAAGAATATCCGGTCGAGGTCGAGGACGCACCAGAGATGGGACCGCTTGGACTCCAGCCTTTCAGCGCAGAGGCGTGGACTGACCTCAAACAAGACACGGTAGAGCAATGGTGGGGCGATGCTTTCATATTCCAGAACAGCCGTGTCCTATTGCTGGGCAAGCCCAAGATCGGCAAATCAAACTTCCTTGGTGCATTCGCTGCAGGAGCTACGACAGGCACAGACTTCTTGGGTGTGCCATTCAGTAAGCCATTGAAAGTAATATGGTTTCAAGCAGAGATCATCGCTGAGTTTATGAAAGATAGGATTACCACTTACTTCAGACGCTTCGGTGATGATGAGGACACCATCAGGCAGGGCTACGACAACCTGATTGTGTCAGGCAGGCTACGAAAGAACCTGATGACAGACCAAGACATAGAAGCATTTCACCAAGAGATACAATTTCACAAGCCTGACATAGTCATGATTGACCCGATCATTAACTTCTTTGATGGCGAAGAGAACAGCAACACAGAGATACGAAAGCTGTTGGATAGAATTGATAAACTGATTGAGCTTAACAATTGTGCGGTGATTCTTGCTCATCACACCGGAAAAGAAAGGGCGGATGACAAGTCGTTTATGTCCGCTAGAGGTGGGTCAGTCTTCGCAGGATGGTTCGACTCAGGTATCAAGATGTCAGGCAAGAAACCCAACGTGTCCTTCTTCTATGAAGCGAGAAACGCACGAGACCCTGATGAACACCTAGCACACTTTGATTTTGATCTTGGTGTCTGGACAGCCAGTGATCTGACGGCCAAGAAGACAAC